GTTACAGTTCCAGCAACATTCATTGTACCTTGTAAATATAAATTTTTAAAACGTGTACCTGTTGTGCCTAGATCAATGTCATTATGCGTTACAGGAACAATTACACCGTCCTGAAAACGAACTTGCTCAACGCTGCTACTAGATACATCAACAAAAACCCCAATGCGGTTGTTTGTATCGCTAACAACAACTTTATTAAGAGGTGTAACAATTCCGGGGTCTCCAATAAGACCAATGACCGGACCTTCTGCAGCCGTGCCATCATGCTTGTGACCTGTTGCGTTACTAAATGTGGCTACAAGTTGGTCAAACTCGTCATTACTGTCGGCTGCGTCAATAACGTCACCGTCAGTATATGTGGATTGTCTGGTATAACCTGCCATTACCTTCTTGCTCCTGCAGTAAATTCTAATTGAAAGCCTTTGAGTGTATATGCTGATGACTCAGCATTATCAACAACACGCATCGCTATTGCGAAACCACTTCCTTCAATCGGCTGTCTAACTAGAGGGTTAGATTGACCACCATATGTAGCTGTACCATACGTACCTGTTCCATACAATGCGACAATTTGAGAACTGTCAAATGGATATGCAGCGGGTCTAGCTACAGTAGGTGCTTCATAATCGTAGCGTATAAACAAATCTGAGTTAATAATACCAGTTGGTGAATAGTTAATAATAACTCTTTGAAAATTCTTACGTATTCCAGCGTCACCCATAGTCATATCAGGTGAACGATATCTTCCTTTAATTGCTACGCCGTCAAATGTATTTCCTTGCTCTTGACGATATACATATCCATCATATCCACCATGAAGAACATATGACTCACCTTGAATAGTTATAAAATCAGTACAAGATGGTTGAATACCCTCAATTTCAGAAAACTCAAAGCCTTTTTCTTTTAATACGACTAATATACCGCGTGTTCTAGACGTATTAAAAAGGCTGGTGTTTGTCATAAACAATCTATATTGTGTCTTACTTGGTACGACCACACTACTAAATTGACTTATATCTGGAAGATTGCTAAACCTTTCTTGGATTGGTTTTGTAATTGTACCAAGATTAACGTCATTAATCCGTTCAGTCGCAGCTACAGTACGTAAACCGTCTTTGCCTAGAAATATAATTTCACCAGCAAGTTCTTGAATAGTGAATCCGTTTAAGCAGCCTACATCTCTTGTAACTGGTTGTAAGTTAAAGTCTGCGCTACTGTTTCCTACTAATCGAAAAATTCTTTCTTCACAAAAAATAAATAGTTCGTTACGAAACGGAAATAGTCCTGTAATCTCACTGTCTACTCTTATAGAGCCTGCACCATTAGCTACGCTAAAATCATTATCTGTGTATGGTGCTGTAAAAATAACTTCTTCTTTATTAGCAGAATGACCCGCAAAGAAAAATGTATTTTTGTATCCTATTACATATTTAGGGTTTGCAGGTGCGCCAGTAGCATTTAAGTCAGTTACAGTAGTGCCATCATATTTAGAAGCATGGTTTGCACCGTCTGCCCAAATAATATGTTCTGTTCCGTTTAGGTTATATCTGTAATGTGTGTACTTACCTGCACCAGTTCTACCTGTATCAATTGCTGTCCAAGCACCTGTTGTGCCACCACGATAAACGCTAGTTCCTCTTGCGGCGATTACACTGTTTGTTCCACTGAAGTAAGCAGACATAAGCACAGGCTCAGTGTCACTTGCAGTGTATGGAACAACATCAGGATTCCATTTTAAATACCCATCGACTCTTCTATAACCACCTTTAATATCAGGCTCAAAGTTAAGCAACTCAAGTGCCATACCCGGAGCCATGTTAAATGTAGGCTGGTCAAGAACCAAACCACCTTCTAACGGAAAGTAGTAGGGAGATATGCCAGTTTCATCTGCCATTTTAAACTCCCTTAAAATCCAGCTACGTTAATACCGTACCTTTGTGAGTGTGGTATATAAACTGACCTCACATAATCTGTTCTATTTAGTAGTATAGACTGCATGTATTTAATACCATCTTCAAAACGTGCAAAGTTAATTCCATATTGCTGGGCTTCACCACGGTATTGGTAAGAAAATGCAGTTGCGCCATCAACAATAACATACCTAAACTGTTCTGGTATGGTAGGCACATCGGTTGCATTTACTAACGCAGTAGGACGTGCAAAGTATTCGTACTTTAATTCATATGTATTATCAGGGTATGGATATAAACCATAATTGTTGTCAGGTGTGCGGAAAACATAGATAGGCACACCGCCTACACCAGACGTAGTTTCTTGGTCAATCTGCTTATCTACATATTCTTTATAGTCGAGAAGGCGCAAAGAAACACCTGATACCCCAAGCGCACTGTCCCTACTTATACGAAATGTTTCGTAGTCTACGTGCTGCGTTGCGGCTGGAATAGTATAGCGAGTTTGATTTGCTACTAATACTTCGGTATGTGTGCTGTGGCTAAAAGGCCATCCATACTCGCGAGAATTAATATAGTTAATGGCATCATTAACAGCGTTTTGACATTGAATTTGAAATCCCCTTGCCGTAGCAAAATTAGCATTGGTCAAAGGCACTTCATTCATACGTGCAATAACTTCGTTTGTTAATCCAACATAATCGTATGCCATATTAAATCCTTAAAAGAAAGAAGTGAAGGGGCAAGTCATCCTGCCCCCTCACGCTACATTAAGCTAGAGTGTCACGGTCTACTTCATCAGCAGCCATTTCACCAGCATCAGTTACATCCATGAGGATTGCCCAAACACGCAACTTACCAGCGGCAAGTGTACCTGTCAGAGTAGCAACCGTTACATCAATGTTGTCTGCAGCAGTCGCAATTAGCGGCTGGAATGCAGCAGCGTTATCTGCATATGTATCAGCAGCAGACTTTGCATTAAAGCCATCTACAAATACGTCAGCATCAACGCCAGTACCAATGTCAACAGTTGTTGCAGTTGCGTCAGTTGCAGTAACAACTTGCGCACCAGCATTCAGAATCATGGTTCCAGCAGGAACTGCAATGACAGGAATTACGTCAGCAGCAGCAAGAGCAGAACCCTTATCTGAAAGGGCTGTTGCAAAGTTCAGAGTTGTCTGAACCATGTACGGATTACGACCACGCTGTGAATTACCACGTGCAGTCGCTAGAGTGTTATCACCAAGAGCCATAACTTATCTCCCTTTCTTACACGAGGTTAATTTTGGCGTTTACAATTCCTTCAGGACGAAGAATCTTGCGGCCATACAGATGCATACCACGTACAATGTCAGCAAAGCTGTCAGGGTCGCGGTAAGTTTCGGTCTTGTTAATCTGCTCTGCAGTTGCAACAGCAGAATCATGACCACCAACAATCAAGCCGTAGTTTGATGCATTAGTTCCACCAGTTGTGGAAGAACCAGTACCAATCTCAGGAAGGTTGTTAGAAACGTAAACACGGAAACCGTGCAGGTTGTTCAAAACCAGACCATTCATCAGACCTGAACCACCAAAGTCATTGTTGAACAGACGTGAATCTTCGTCCATCAAAATTTCTTTAATGATTGGGTTGATTACAAGCCAACGGCCTTGTGAGTCAACATTCTGTTGGTCAAGCTTACGAGCCATACGTGCAATAACCTGCAGAGGATATGCGTTACCGCTACCCAAAACTGCACCGTCATTACCGGCACGTGCGCGAATACCAATAGACGAGCCTGAAGAACCACCAAAGTCATCAGCTTCTAGCTTCATGCTTGAAAGCAGTTCGTCTGAACCTGCAGTTGTCACAGCCTTAGACCCGTTAACAGTAGTGTTAACTGTGTCAGGAGTACCATGAATTGCAGATTGTTTGTAACCAGTCAGGTAGCCAAGAACATCTTGGTCAAACTGGTCAGCGAGGCGATACGCAGCACGGTCACTTGCCAAAGATTGGAAGTTAACGTGTGAGTGTGCCTCTTCAATGTCATCAACCTTGAATGCAAAGTAGTTAGCTTTGTCAATTGTCAGGTTGAAATCTTCATCGTCAAGGTCTTGCGGCGTGATGGTTGTACCACGGGCATATGCCTTAACGGTGATTTCGGGTTCTTTGATAATCTTAACAGAATCACCCATCGCAGCAATTTCACCAAAATAGTCATTATTGGTGATAGCTTCACAAACAGCAGACTTGCGGAAAGCAAGTTGCACCTGTTTGGAATAAATTACTGGTGAGAAATTACCGTTAGGAAGATTACCGTACCCACTTGCAGAAGTGAATGCCATGTTGAAATCTCCTAGTTAGCATTTATTTCACAGATGCAAACTCACAAGACTAATCAGAGGCTGATTCGATTGGGTGCATATCTTAGTAAGATGGCCGTCCTACTATTCTATGGGCCAAGTTCTTCAGGTAATCCATAAGACATTGTTGTTTGCGTATTGTAGTATAACTATATTGCGCTATATAGTTATGCTATTATGACTATAGTTATACTTAGAAATAACTATTTGTCAACTCTTTTTTTATCTAGCGGAACCAGATACATCATAGACAAACTTACCGCTACGGATAGCTTCCATGATTTCGTCTGACCGCTTTTCATATTCTTGCGGTGACATCTTCTGTACCTGAGACTCTTTTAGATAGGCAGACCCCTCATCTTCTTGAGGACGACTACGTGTATTTTTAGTAGATACAGACTTAGCTGCATCTTTGTCTGACCTAGATTTTTTTGTTGTAATGTTTCTGTCAGACTTGTACAAATCAATTGCACGAGAAGCCGAAAATGCATCATTATCATTGTCGTACAGTGCGTCTTGTACCCACTTAGGCTGGTCTTCTGCCCATTCGTGGAAATCATCACTTTCTCGTATGTCATTAAAATCTGGATGTAGTCGCATTAATTCCGCTTCAGCTTTTTCTTTTGTTGCGGTTTCCTGCATTTCATCAATCACCCGCATACGATCTTCAAGCGCACTTGCTTGTTCACGTGCTTTTTTCATGGCGATTGTTTCAACAATAGCTGCTACATCTGGATAATTTGCTGCCCATTGCTCGATGTCTTCATCTGACTTAGGTAGCTTCATTTCTTTTTTAGTAGCGTCATTTAATTGACGTTTTAAAGCATCAATCTGTTGTTTGAACTCTTCTGCTTGTTTTTGTTGATGCCTACGCAAATCAGAATACCGTTTTTTAAATGTTTTTTCTTCTGATGATGTAGGTTCAGCTTCTTCTGATCCAGAACTATCTTCGTCAGCTTCACCACGCTGTGTTTTTAACAGTTGCTCAAGTTCTTCTTCTTCCATTTTGCGTTTTTCTTCGTTAGTGTATTTACGATTTGCAAACGCAATTTTTTTCTCAGACTGCATTTCTTCAGCCATAATAGCAGCTTCTGCCATTTACTTCTCCTGTGTTGGGGCCAACGTAGCCACACCTGTCGGGGGTGGGGGATGGGTAGGCCAACTGATATGCAGCTATTTTATGCTGCTTCTTCTACGGCATCCTGAAGGTTCATCATTTCAAGAAGTCCGTCTTCTATGTCAAGGTTATCCACCTCATCATAATCTCCGTACATAACGCCATCTTCAGCAATCAAACGATGTTTTTCATTTACAAGCGTGTAAATAAATTCATCTTTATCAGTAGGTATTGCTTTATCTGAGTTTGCTACACGTTTCCATTTGCCTTTTTCAAATACTGTATGAGTCCCTGTTACTTTTGTATTTCCATACAGATACCAGTTTTCATACAAACCATCGCCAACAATAGTTGTTCTTACTTTACCGCCTCGCTGTAAAACATCTCCAATTTTAATATCTTCAATATTTTTAAGTGAACCGTCTTCCATAAAGAACTTAGTGCCTGCAGCAAAACATGACGAACCGCTGCTTGCGTTTCCGGGACCGCTACTGCCACTGCTGCTGCCGCCTCCCGGACCATCGTTGCTATTATCATTAGAGTCGTGATCACCATAATTATAATTATCTTCAACCGGAGCAGGGGCTGGAGCAGGAGCAGGAGCAGGGGATGGATCAGGGGTAGGCGGTGTGCTATCATCACTACCTGTACCTCTATTTCTACCAGCTTCAAACGGATTGGCTATAAGACCTGTCTCAGTGTAAAAGTTGCCTTTTTTTGCTTCTTCTTTTACGCTATTTCTTACGTCATCTATGTAATCTTCCCCTAATTTATCTAAAGCTCCACCTTCTCTTATATTATTTTTAATGTCATCAAATATTCTGTCTACTTTTACAATACCCGCTTGTCTATAAAAGTCTTTTCCGAATTTAGTAGACTGTTCTACGCCTTTAGTAATTAAATCTTGAGTAAGACGATCTTTACCTTTTATTGCATCTGTAATTTGACCCCAACTCTTTTTAAGTGCGCCTTGTATGTTAGATGGAATAGGTCTACCAGTTAAAGGATCAAAAAGTTGTCCCTTTCCATCTGAAACATATCCTATACCCGTTACTGTGCCTTCTGGTAAAGTACCAAAGCCAAAAGCCGCCGTTATGCCCTCAATAACACCAGCAAAGTTTTTGTAACCCATTTTTTTAGCAGCATCAACTCTAGCCCTATCTGTTTTCATTTTTTCTTGGTCTTCTTCATTCTGATCACGGCCACTGTCTGTGTCTACGACTTTAGCTGTTTTAGTTGTTACTTCTTCTGGTTTAACTTCCGTCTTTAGTTTGTAACCTTCGGGAACTGAAGCTTCTTGGAACATATCGTTATACAATTTGCCAGTTTTCTTATCTTTATACATAATAATAGTATCGCCAGCGTCATTTACATAAGTAAGCGTTTC